GCCCTGGTGGATAGTTGGCCTTTGGGTTTCAGTAGTGGCTGCAATTTATGGACTTAAAGCAACTGATATTATCAATATGAATAAAGGAGGAAAATAATATGAAAAAAATACCAGCAGGTAAAAAAGGTAAAGGAATAAGAGCTCTTAAAAAGAAAGCTCCACAAGTAGCTAAAAGAATGGGTTACAAAAAAGGAATGAGAGCTCGTGGCTAAAAAATTAACACCGTCTGAAAAATATAAACAACTTAAAAAACATACTGAAAATGCTGGTATGAAAGTTGTAGAAAAAGATGGTAAAATTGTTGTTAGAAGAAAAAGGAAAAAATAATGGCAAAACTTTGTCCCAGAGGAAAAGCAGCAGCAAAAAGAAAATTCAAGGTATACCCAAGTGCGTATGCCAATATGTATGCCTCTGCAGTTTGCTCTGGGAAAGTAACACCAGGCGGAAGAAAAAACAAAGCAATGGGCGGATCCATAAATTCAGTTTCTCAAGAGAGAAAAGCTAGATCCAATTACAACCAAGGCGGAGTTGCAAAAGGTTGTGGTGGAGTAATGAACAATAGAAGAAAAGTAACTAAGAAATATTAATATGGCTCAAGGAGGACTACGTAAATGGGTAGCAGAAAAATGGGTAGACATTGGCGCTCCGAAGAAGAATGGGCAGTATCAACCTTGCGGGAGGTCAAAAGGCTCAAAGAGAAAATATCCAAAATGCGTGCCGCTTGCAAAAGCCACACGGATGACAAGCTCGCAAAAGGCGAGTGCTGTCAGACGAAAACGCCAAGCCCAAAACACTGGCCCTAAACCAACTAACGTAAAAACATTTGTAAATCGTAGAAAAATGAGTTATGGAGGTCTAGTATGATGAACTCAAGAGGAATGGGAAGAGCCTATTTAGCTAAAGGTGGTAGAACACCAGCTTGGCAAAGAAAAGAAGGCAAAGATCCATCCGGAGGTTTAAATAGAAAAGGCGTAATGTCTTATCGAAGAGAAAACCCAGGTTCAAAATTACAAACAGCTGTAACAACTAAACCATCTAAATTAAAGAAAGGTTCTAAGGCTGCTAATCGTAGAAAAAGTTTCTGCGCACGAATGACAGGTATGAAGAAAAGATTAACATCTGCTAAAACTGCACGAGATCCCAATTCTAGGATTAACAAGAGTCTTAGAAAATGGAATTGCTAATGGCAGAATTGACATTTGAAGGTTTTATAACTAAACTAAGACAACAAATAAGAAACTCTTATCAGACAATTGGAGATAATCTAATTTCTGGTGGAGCAAAAGACATGGAGACTTATAAGTATCTTTTAGGTCAAGCCCATGCTTATCAAATAATAGATCAGGAAATATCCAACCTGCTAAATCCAAAGGAGGAAAAAAATGGACAAGAACAAGACAACACCAATGTCGTCAGATTCGGAAAAGACGGCGGAAATACCAAAGACTAAATCAGCGCTCTTAGATAAATACAAAGATATTGATTCTGAAAAGGATAAAGCTTACGAGCGTTTGAAAAATAAAGAATCAACAAAATTACCTAATCCCACTGGATGGAGAATGATAGTCCTTCCATTTAAAATGAAGGAAAAAACAAAAGGTGGATTATTTTTAGGACAAGAAACTTTAGAGAGACAACAAGTAGCATCAACATGTGGACTCGTGTTAGCACAAGGACCACACTGTTATGACAAAGACAAGTTTCCTGAAGGTCCGTGGTGCAAGGTCGGTGACTGGGTTATCTTTGCACGTTATGCCGGATCTAGGATTAATATCGATGGTGGTGAGGTGAGAATTCTCAATGACGATGAAGTGCTCGCTACAATCGAAAACCCAGAAGATATACTTCATCAGTATTAACATAGGAGGATACTATGCCAGAAGCAGAAAAAATGGTTGACATTGATACATCAGGTCCAGGTGCCGAGGTAGAAATACCAGAAGAAAAAACACAAGAAACTGAAATAGAGGTAGCTAATGACAATCAAGATAAAAACATTGAGTCCAATAAAGACGATAATAAGTCCGATGACTCATCTAAGGAATCTAGCGAGCAGGATACTGTTCAAGCTAGTGAATCAGAAAACAAGGATCAAGAAACAAAAGAAAACAAGAACAAAGAATTAGAAGATTACTCTGATGGAGTTAAGAGAAGAATCGCTAAGCTAACTAGAAAAATGCGTGAAGCAGAACGTAGAGAAGCGGCTGCTTTAGAATACGCAAAAAAAGTTCAAGCTCAGCAAGAAACTCTTCAAACAAGGTATTCTAAATTAGATACAGGTTTTATTTCCGAAATGGAAAATAGAATTAAATCTAGCTTAGAAGCTGCAGCTTCTAAATTAGCCAAAGCAAGAGAAGATGGTGATTTAAAAGCTGAGATTGCTGCATCAACTGAGATATCAAAGCTTGGTTATGAAGAAGCAAAACTTGCAGAGTTAAAATCAAGACCTGAAAAGAGTAAAGAAGTTGAGGTTAAACAACCACAAATTCAAGCTCAAACTCAGGAACAACCGATCAATCCAGATCCTAAAGCTCAAGATTGGGCCCAAAAGAATACATGGTTTGGTCAAGACGAGGCAATGACTTATACCGCATTTAGCTTACATAAAAAGCTAGTTGAGGATGAAGGTTATGACCCTCAATCAGACGAGTATTATTCTGAAATAGATAAAAGAATAAGACTTGAATTTCCGCAGAAATTTGGTACAGTGTCACAAAAAACGACTAGTAAACCTACTCAAGTTGTCGCTTCGGCTTCTAGAAGTAGTAAATCCGGTCGCAAATCTGTGAGACTCACGCCGTCTCAAGTAGCAATTGCTAATAAATTAGGTGTGCCACTTGAAGAATATGCGAAACAATTAAATAAAATCACGAAGGAGTAAATGCATATGAGTAATGAAAACGAAAAAAGAGCTTCTCGTGCGAGTCAAACTAGAGAAAAAACTTCTCATAAAAAAGTTTGGACTCCACCGTCATCTTTAGATGCACCCCCTGCCCCAAATGGGTATCGACATAGATGGGTGAGAATAGAATCTATGGGTTTCCAGGATACTAAAAATATCGCTGGAAGATTAAGATCAGGATACGAATTAGTTCGTGCCGATGAATACCCAGATTCGGATTACCCAGTCATTGACGATGGCAAATACAAGGGAGTGATCGGAGTTGGTGGCCTTGTGCTGACAAGGATACCAGAGGAGATCGCGAAATCTAGATCTGATTACTATGCTAAGCAAGGTATGGATCAAGACGAAGCAGTAAACAACGATCTTATGAAGGAACAGCACCCAAGTATGCCGATCAATGTTGATCGACAGACTCGTGTAACTTTTGGTGGTACGAAGAAAAGTTAATTTATTAACAATTCAGGACCAACAAAATAACTTAAACTTTATAGGAGAAAAACTATGGCAAATAAAGACGCAGCATTTGGTTTAAAACCAATTGCAAAAGTTGGTCAGAATCCTAATAACGGTGGTTTAAGTGAATATAGCATTGCTGCTAACGACAGTTCAGCTATCTATTTCCAAGACTTAGTCAAAGTGACTGCGGCTGGAACAATAGATGTTGCTGCAACGAATGTTGGTAACTTAGCTGGTTCATTAAACGGCGTTTTTTACACTGACCCAACTAGTAAAAAGCCTACGTGGGCAAATCACTATGCAGGTAGTATTAATACTGCTGGTATAGTTGCTTTCGTAAGCGACGACCCTTACCAAAGGTTCGAAATCCAATGTGATTCAACAGCTAACCAAGCAGATGTTTTCTTAAATGCAGACATTTCTTACAAAGCTGCTAACAGTGCAAACTTTGTATCTAAGACAGAACTTTTAAAGTCTTCTTTAGACACAGACTCTGCTCAGTTAAGAATCGTTGGAATCAGTAAAGACCCAGATAACAGTGACACTGCAAGTGCAAATGTTAACTTGGTCGTAACAATCAATGAGCACTACTTGTTAGGTGCTACAGGCGTATAATAGGAGGATAATATTATGGCTATATCACGATCACAACTAGTTAAAGAACTAGAGCCAGGATTGAATGCCTTATTCGGCCTGGAGTATAAACAATACGAAAACCAACACGAGCAAATCTATACGAAGGAAACTTCGGACAGAGCTTTTGAAGAAGAAGTGATGTTATCAGGTTTTGCTTCAGCACAAGTTAAACCTGAAGGTTCTGGTGTGACTTATGATTCTGCACAAGAAACATACACAGCTAGATACACTCACGAAACTATTGCTTTAGCATTCTCAATCACTGAAGAAGCGATTGAAGATAACTTGTATGACAGACTATCGTCTAGATATACAAAAGCATTAGCTCGTTCAATGGCGCAAACAAAACAAGTAAAAGCAGTTAATCCTTTAATTCAAGGATTACCTACAACTGACAACTACGATTCAGGTGACGGTGTTTCTTTATTTAACACTTCTCACCCAACAATCGCTGGTACAGTGGCTAATACTTTATTAACTCAAGCAGACTTAAACGAAACTTCTCTTGAACAATGTTTAATCGACATTGCTGCAATGACAGACGAGAGAGGTCTTAAGATCGCTGCAAAAGGAGTAAAAATGATTATTCCTAGTGAACTACAATTCACTGCAGAGAGATTAATGAAATCTGCTCAAAGAGTTGGTACAGCTGACAATGATATCAATGCAATCAGATCTATGGGAATGATTCCACAAGGTTATGTGGTTAACAATTTCTTAACTGATACTGATGCGTTCTACATTATCACTGATGTGCCTAATGGTATGAAGTATTTCGAAAGATCACCAATCAATACAAAAATGGAAGGTGACTTCGAAACAGGAAACATGAAGTACAAAGCTAGAGAAAGATACTCTTTTGGTGTATCTGACTTTAGAGGTATCTTCGGTGTTGAAGGTGCTTAATATCTAACTGATATTATTCATTTTTATTTTAAAAGGGGGGTTTCGGCCCCCCTTTTTTTATGGTATAAAGAAAGAACTCATGAAAAAATTTCTCATACAGATCAAGTCCAGAGGATACTTTACAAAGTTTGAAGTAACTTGTGCTGACAGCGAACAAGCATTGAATGATGCTATAGTTGACAGATTAGGACAAAATGATATAGTGTGGGAAACGTCAGGATTTTACGATAAACGTAAAACTTGGATAACCTATGAGGAGGTTAATGATGCAAACACACGTTCAATCCCTTTACAAACAGAAGAGGGGACTAGAACTACAGTGGGAGCAGCACTATAACGATGAGGGCAGATATACTCTCGATATGGTTAGGATTGATAACAAAATAAGACAAGTTATTAATCATATTAAGATGGCAGAAGCTAAAGAAGCTAGTCATATTAATAAAATAGAAGATGCTGCGCCACAAGTTTCAGTAGCTACTTAATTAAAACGCTACTACATTACTGGAAATTCACTCTCCAATACAAACTCGCTTGCACTCTACTAAAATCTAATATATAAAATCCTTACTATACGAATTAAATCAGAACATAGACGTGTATAGTCGACGGCCTAGAGACTATGTTCGATAACTAGGAGGATATAATTATGGCAAACACTACATTTTCAGGACCGGTCAGATCAGAAGGTGGCTTTCAAATGGCTACTAAAAACTCTGTTACTGGTGCTATAACAACAAGAATGAGTTCAGGTATGCCTGACCTAACAGGTTTGGTTTTAGCTGATACAGCAACAGGTGCAAATATTTCTATCGCTGATGGAATTATTGCAGTTGTAAACTACACTGGTGCAGCAGC